GTGTCTGGCGCTACGAGGCGACCTACGACATCGAGATCCGCAAGCCGCGCAACCGCCCGTACCCCACCCCGTAAGGAGAACTCTTCGTGGCACTGAACGACAACGCCACCCTCGTCATCGGCTCCGGTAACTACCTGACGGCGCCGGTCGGAACCGACCTCCCCGAAGACCTGCTCGTCCCGACCTCCCCCTGGTCGAGCGTGGGTCACACCTCGCTGGAGGACATCCTCTCGATCGCCTCCGAGGGCGGCGAGGCCACCACCATCGGCACGCTCCAGAACAAGAGCCTGCGCACCAAGTACAGCGCGCGGACCGAGACGATGACCTTCACCCTCCAGCAGTTCGACATCCCCGGCCTGAAGCTGTACTACGGCTCCAACGCCCCGGTCCTGCCGAACGGCACTGTCGGTGTTCCGACCGAGCCCACCCCGACGACTGCCGCGTTCCTCGCGGTGTTCGTGGACGGCGAGAACCACTTCGCGTTCTACGCGCCGAAGGCGGAGATCTACCGCGCTGACGACGTGTCCTTCGGTGACACCGAGTCGCTGGCCGGCCTCCCGATCGGCGTGAAGCCGATGGCCTTCGGCTCCAACACCTACACGTACGCGATCACCCCGCTCGGCGGCTCGGTCGCCACCGGCGCTACGGCTGGTACCCCCGGCTCCTTCACCCCGACCGACTCGGTCGCTCCGGCCAACCTGGCTGCGATGGCTTCCGTCATCGCGACGCCGAGCTCGGCCTGGACCACGGGTCAGAACGTCATCCTCGGCGACGCCTCGACGGCGCACTGGGACGGCGACTCGTGGGAGTCCGGCGCCGCCTGATCAGGGCTCATCTGATCCTCCCCGGTGTGCAAGTGACGCGGACCTCCTTGCACACCGGGGGCCCCTCGGGGCTCTTCGCATGACGGTCCGCACCTTTCCCTTCCCTACTTCCTGGAGGTCCGCAACCCCATGGCCAACTTCTCTCTCGACTCCATCCGTGCCGCCGCTGAAGCGAAGTACGGTTCCACCGACATCGAGCTCGGCGACGGCTTCGTCGTCCGCCTGCTCAACCCCCTGCGCCTCCCGAAGGAGAAGCGCGCCGAGCTCCTGAAGATCCAGGAGAAGCTGGACGGCGACGACGTCGACCAGGAGCTGGTGCTCTCGGACGCGATCCGCCTGGTCGCCGACAACGAGAAGGCGGCCGAGAAGCTGCTCTCGGAGATCGGCTCCGACCTCGCGGTCCTGGCGCAGATCTTCGCGACGTACAGCGAGGGCACCCAGGTGGGGGAAGCCTCGGCCTCGGAGAGCTGATCGACAAGTACGGCGAAGGGCTCTACCCCGACCTGCTCTTCCACTACGGAGTGGATCTCACTGAGGTGATCGCAGGTCGGGGGCCCGCGCCGGCCCTTGTCCTCGCTCTTGTCCAGAGGCTTCCTGACACGTCCCTCACCATCGCCCTCGCGTCGGGCGGCAGGGACCACTTCGGCTGGGGGCTTGACCGCCACATGCAGGCCGACATCTTCGACGCGATCAACCAGAACACCAGAGCCACCGGCCAGTGGGGCAAGGGCAAGGCGCCCAAGATCCCGCTCTGGCCACGCCCCAAGCCCGAGAAGAAGAACAAGGGCGAGGGCAAGAAGGGTCGCCGCGTCTCCGTGGCGGATCTCTACAACAAGTTCAACGCCAAGCGGAGGTAAGCGATGCCCCAGGGTCAGGTCATCGGACGCGTCAGTGTCCGCGTCCTGCCGGACACCAGTGAGTTCCGACGCAAGGCTGAGAATCAGCTCGCCAAGGACGAGAAGAAGCTCAAGGTCGAAGTCCAGGTCATGCCGAACATGGCCGGGTTCGAGCGTCAGCTCCTCACCGAGATCTCCAAGATCAGCCAGCGCAACCGCCAGTCGGACGCTCGCAAGGTGAAGATCTACACCCGCATCGACACGAGCACGATGAACGGCGAGCTGGCCAAGGCGATCCGCGCCTACACCAACCGCGCCAAGAACGGCGAGAAGGTCAAGCTCCAGTCCGAACTGGACGCGGGCGCAGTCGACCTGAAGATCTCGGACGAGTCGCTGCGGAAGATGTCGGACGAGCTGAACGACTGGCGCGACCACCACTCTCCGCTGAAGATCAAGATCGAGCCGGACATGAGCGGCCTCAGTGGTGCTGCCACCTCCGCTCGCCTCGCGGTCCTGACCCGGCCTCGCACGGTGTCGATCATTCCGCAGCTCAACAACGCGGCTGTCGCCAAGGTGGCTACCGCGCTGGCTGCGCTCTCCGGCATCCGCGTGCTGAACAACCTCTTCGAGAAGTTCGGCAACATCCTGAAGAACCTCGACAAGAGCGTGCCGATCATCGGTTCGCTTGCGTCGGCCATGGCTGGTCTTGCTGCGGCTGGACTGGCCGGCGCGAGCAACCTCTTCGCGCTGTCGGCTTCGCTGGCGCAGATCGGGCCAACTGTCGCCCTGCTGCCCGGCCTTCTGGGTGGCTTCGCGGTCGGCCTCGGCGTCACGATCGCCGCGTTCAAGGACTTCAACAAGGTCATCCCCGAGGTCAAGCAGACCCTCTCGGATCTCCAGAACACGATCAGCACGAACTTCTGGGCCAAGGCTGAAGAGCCGATCCGCAACATGGTCGACTCCCTACTCCCCGCGTTCCGCAAGGGCGTGGCGGACACGGCCACCGAACTCGGTGGGTTCTTCGGCTCGTTCGCCAAGGATCTCGGTACGTCCCTGTCCCCCGCGATGGGCCAGATGTTTGACGACCTGTCGTCGTCCATCACCATCGCAACCGGTGGCACGCAGGCGTTCGCCGACATCATCGCGACGCTGGGCAAGGTCGGTACCTCTTACCTGCCGCAGCTCTCGCAGTGGTTCGTCGACATCTCCAAGCAGTTCGCCGACTTCTTGAAGAAGAAGGGCGAGAACGGGATCAAGGCCGAGATCGACCAGGGCATCGACGCCCTGAAGGATCTGGGCGGCGTCCTCTACAACGTCTACGGCATCCTGTCCGGCGTCGCCAAGGCAGCGACCGAGGCGGGCGGTACGTCCCTCCACTCGCTGAACGACGCACTGGCCAGCATCCACAAGACGGTCGACTCCCCCGGATTCCAGTCCGGCATGACCGACGTCTTCAAGGCTGCGCACGACGCGATGAACAACATCGCCACGACGTCCGGGCCGGCAGTCAAGAACCTGTTCATCGAGCTCGGTTCACTGCTTACGACGGTCCTCCCGCAGGCCGGCGAGATCATCGGTACGGCGATGAAGGCCATCGCTGAAGCACTCGCTCAGCCTGCTGTCACCGAGGGCGTCTCGGCCATGTTCGACGGGCTGCTCGGTGCGGTGCAGGCCCTCGCTCCTGCGATGGCTCCGCTCGGCACGGCGCTCGGCGCGATCATGACGCTCGTTGGCGCGATGCTGCCGGTCTTCGGTCAGCTCATCTCGGCTGCGGTCATCCCGCTGGCTGACGCCTTCGCTCAACTGGCCCCGCTCCTGGCTCCCATCGTGGAAGTTCTCGGCGGCGCCCTGACGGCTGCATGGTCAGCCCTCGCTCCGATCATCGCGACGGTCGTCGCTGCGCTCGGCCCGATGGTGACGATGTTCGCTGACGCCCTGGCCCCGATCCTGCCTGTCCTCGCCGCGGTGCTGACTCAGGTCGGTGCCGCGCTCCAGCCGCTCATCGAGACGGCACTGAAGATCATCACGGCAGTTCTGGCGCCCCTGCTCCCGATGCTGTCCGCGGTCATCCAGTCCGTCCTGCCTCCGCTGGGCGACGCGATCCAGCGCGTGACCGAAGCCCTTCAGCCCTTCTTCGATGCACTGCTCGCGATCGTCAACTTCCTGATGCCGATCCTCGTGCCGGTGCTCCAGTTCATCATCGAGATCCTGGCCGGCGCCCTCGTCGCCGCGATCAACGGTGTGGGCCTGGTGCTCGAAGGTCTCAAGGAACTCTTCGTCGGAGTCTGGGACGCCATCGTCGGCTACTTCACGATGATCTGGGGCATCTTCGAGGGCCTGTTCACGGGCAACTGGGACACCTTCAAGGAGGGGTTCAGCCAGCTCTGGGACGGCATCCTCGGAATCCTCAAGGGCATCTGGGACATCATCCTCGGTGCGCTGGAAGTCTTCCTCAACGTCGGCATCCTGGGCTCGGCAGCCAAGGCGTTCAAGGCCATCGGCGCCCTGTTCAAGTCGGCATGGAAGGCCATCGCCGAGATCTTCACGGGAGCCTTCGCGGCGATCCGTGGGTACGTCTCCCTGTTCTTCACCGGAGCCAAGGGCCTGGTGATGGACGGAATGAAGGCCATCGGTAAGTTCTTCTCGGACGGCTGGAAGGCCGTCACGGGCGGCGTCAACCTGTTCTTCACTGGCGCCAAGCAGCTCGTCATCGACGGCGTCAAGGCGATCGGCCGGTTCTTCTCGGACGGCTGGAACGCGA